CTCTAGCCTCGGAAGTCATCGGCCTGGACGAGCTCAGCGGCAAGCTGAATGGGAATCTCGTGGGTCCCCCGCTGGCCACCGTGCTCAAGAAGGCATCCGACCACGCCAGGGACAAAGCCGCCAAGGGAGTCGGAGGCACGGCAGCCAGAAGCATGATGACGGACGTGAAGCCCACATCCGCACGTGTGTACTCGCTCATGAGCGACGCGCGAGTAACGAGTATCGAGATCGGTCGGAAACCGGGCAGTCCGCTCCTCCATACTGACGCACTGAAGCGGTGGATCAAGAGAGTAGGCTACCCGCTCAGCGCCTTCGTCCTGGCCCGGCAGATTCAGCGGCGCGGCGTGAAAGGCCGGTTCTTCATGAGGGCGGCCATCACCAGCACCAAGGGCATCCTGCCCCACCTGATGCGGCGTATGGGCAAGGATGTCGAGAACAGGTTCTCCAGGGGACTCTAGTGGACATTGGAAGCGCGCTGGACAGGATTATCGCGATACAGGGCGGCCTCAGTATCACCAGTCCTATCACGGAATCTATCAAGGTTGCCTACAAATATTCGCCCGCAGCCAACGTTGGCCTACCGGATGCGCCGGCGTTCTTCAACGAGTGGACGCTGGAGCGAGAAGAGCGCCACGTCAGTATGCGCATCCAGTACTACACGGTGCACATGCAGCTTCTCGTCAGGGATGCCGACCTGAACCGAGCAGCTGACATCGCCACGGCGTTCCACGTTGCCCTGGTCGACGCCTTCGACGCCGACGTGCAGATGAACAACACGGTCACCCAATCCAGTCTGCGGGGCGGGAGTCCGACCCTCGCGGGCTTCGTGCGCAACAACATCAACTACATCGGCCTAGATCTGTTCCTGGACCTGGAGCTCAAAGAGGCCAAGAGCTTCTCATAAGGAGACCCAGATGTATCAGTACGTGGGCAACGGCAGGTTCATACCAGGGATCCCGACCAGAGACCTGACGGACAAGGAAGCGGAACAATACCCCGAGGTCAGGACATCTGACCTCTACAAGCACGTGAAGACCCCGAAGAAGGGCACAGGAGGCGAGTAGTATGGCCCCCACAATCAAGCAAGCGACCAGGATTCAGATCGGGAAGGAGACTACCCGAGGCACGGCAGTGGCGGCCACTAGGCGCATCCTGACCAAGAACGCCACGTACCGGCTCCTAGAGGAGTTCGAGGAGCACCAGGGCCAGATGCATGGCACTCTCGCCAGAGCTGCCACGGCTCCTACCCTTGTCCGGAACGGGACGGAGTTCGAGCTCACCACCGATCTCGACTTCGAGCAGCTGCTCATGTTCCTCCTGTCGGGAGTCAAGGGCGCCGTAACTCCGACGACACCAGGCAGTGGAGAGGCCCGCCTGTGGACTTTTACACCTTCTGTGACGGCGGACCCAGAGCCTGAAACGTACACGCTGGAGTACGCCGAGCGGGACATGGAGTCCTCACCCAATGAGTTGGGTCTGGAGGCGCCATACGCTTTCACCACCGCTCTGGAACTCACAGGCGGCGAGGAGGGCGTTCCACAGATCAAGGCCAGTATGGTGGCCAGGAAGACTTCTCTTGCGGTCTCTACGCCCGCTCTGACGCTTCCGACAGTCAGCTACGCTGGCAACCTTCGGTGGGCGGTGTACATCGATGGTACGTGGGCTGGACTCGGGACTACCCAGATCACGGGTCAGGTATACGGCTTCACCTGGCGCTTCAGCGACTTCCTGCGTGCGGCGTATTACCTGGACAACCGCTCGGACCTGGACTTCTCTACCTACGAGTATCCGGGCCCGGACGGTCGGATCGTAGACCTCACCATCGACACCGTGCTCGGGGCAGCGTCCGGCGACCTGGTGCCCACCGAGGATGGCAACAAGAGTGCTGGGACCAAGCGCTTCGTGAGAGTCGAGCTCGTCGGCGCCGCCTTCTCTGCGCCGGACAGCAGCCTGTACAGGACGATTACGTTGGATGGCTGCTACGTCCACGCAGCCGACTCTATGCAGGACCGCGGTGAGGACCGGGAGGGAAACAAGATTACCAGGCTCCATCTCCTGTCCTTCTACGACTCGACGCAAGCCCAGGACTTCCAGGTGGCGGTGCAAAACGCCCTGGCCAGTTTCCCATAGGCCACGACGGTGGATGAGTGCATCTGAGCGACGTCGGAAAGATGGATGCATCAGGGAGATCGCCAGAATGCATCCATAGTGTAGTGGCCACGGTCATCAACATTCAGAGGAGAGAGACATGGCACTGACGAGTAAGCTACAGCCGCAGAAAGTCGAGATCCCGCACGAGCCGGGAGAGTGGATAGAGTTCGCGCCGCTCTCCTGGAGGAAGCTCTCGGAGGCCAGTCAAGCCGCATCGGAGAAGGCGGCTGAGGTCGCATCGAAGATGACTGAGCGCATGAATCCGGAAGTCATGAGGGCCATGCAGGAAGTCAGGCGCTCGGATCTCGACGACCAGGCCGACGATTATGACAGGGGAGTCGTCCTCAAGGCTGCTATCAAGTCGTGGTCGTACGGCGAGCCAGTCACCGAAGAGGACATCGATGCCCTGGACTACGAGACTGCGGAGTGGGCATTCAGGACCGCACTGCGGCTGAACCTGCGGAGCAAGCCTGAGGGGGAAGCATCAAGCGCCGGCTCCGAGACTACTACCTCGGGCAAGGCGGATGGCCAATAGACCTGCTGACAATTCGTCTCCTGGACCGCATGCGGTGTTCGTACCCTGAGCTTCAGGAGACACCTTCAAGACTCGTGAATGACTATCTGTTGGACATCGAGGCAGAAAGCGATGCGGCGGAAGTCAAGAGCCGTTGGGAGAATAGATAGATGCCTGGAGTAGCCGAGCTCGCTATAATTCTGAAGGCAAGGGACGAGACTCAGAAAGCTCTCAAAAACTCGGAGAGCGGCTTCAGGAAATACGGGAAAGCTGTCAAGACCGCTCTCATCGGGGCATCCGTTGCAGCTGCTGGACTCGCTGCAGCCACCGTCAAAATGGCCGCCGATTTCGAGAAGTCTATGAGCGAGGTCCACACACTCGTCCCCGACATGAGCGAGGAGACGTTTGGAAGACTCACCGGCGACGTGCTCCGCTTCTCCAAGGAAGTGGGCATTGCCACGGACAAGGTTGTACCAGCGCTCTACCAGGCCATTTCAGCCGGTATCCCACCCGACAATGTCCTGGAGTTTATGGACGTAGCCGCCAAGGCCTCGATCGGCGGAGTTACGGAGCTCGAGACGGCGGTCGACGGTATCACGTCGGTGGTCAACGCCTACGGGCAAGAAGTCATCACGGCACAGGAAGCCGCCGACATCATGTTTACCGGTGTCAAGCTGGGCAAGACCAACTTCGAGGAGCTTTCCAGGTCCCTATTCAACGTTATCCCTATAGCAAACACTCTCGGGGTGGGCTTCGATGAAGTCACGGCGCAGCTCGCGGTCCTGACGCAGCAGGGTGTCCCGACCAAGATCGCCACGACGACTCTCCGGCAGGCATTCGTTGAGGCCAGCAAGGGAGGTACAACGCTCGATAAGGCCGTACGGGAGCTTCACGGCAAGGGAATGGCGGAGTTGATCGCTCAGGGGAAGACCTCCACGGAAGTGCTCCAGAGCGTGCGAGACGCCACCGAGAAGGCCGGAATTCCCTTCCAGGACCTGTTCTCCTCCGTGGAGGCCGCACAGGCTGCTCTGCTGCTCACCGGCTCGAACTTCGATAAGGTCAACACGGCTTTGGACGAGATGAGTGCTTCGGCAGGGGCCGTGAATACGGCATACGATACCGTGGCCGATACCGCCAGCTTCAAGTTCGAGAAGGCCCTGAATAACCTGCGAGTCACGGGCACCCAGTTCGGATTGATAGTCCTCCCGGCAGTCACAAAGGCCCTTGATGTCGTGGTATCTGCATTCGATAGATTCTCGGCGTGGTTCGAGAAGAACCGACCGATGATCGAGGCAACGATTCAGGCCATCATCGGGTCCATCAAGTCGTTCGTGGGGACCACTCTCAACGGACTCGGTGTGATATGGCCATTGATCCAGAAGTTCTTTGGTTTCATCCTGCGTAACAAGGTGCTGCTGATTGCAGCAATCACAGCGATCGGTATTGCCATCTTCGTATCCCTTGGCCCGGTATCTCAAGCGGTATTGGGAGTAGTAGCGTTCATCAATCTCCTTGGCTTGCTTCGAGGAGCAATGGCACAAGTTGCCGGAGCCGCTCAGCGCGTGTTCGGCTTCATCTCCAGTCTGTACAAGTCGAAGTTGGGATGGCTGCTCCCAGGTGGCGTGCTCATTAAGGGAATCAAGTATTTGAGAGAGAACTGGAGTAGCCTGTGGAGAAGTGTCAAGACCGTCGCCCTGACTGTCTTCAATTCCATCCACGGGCTCTTCAAGTCCAAGTGGGGATGGCTCCTACCCGGCGGCGCATTGATCAAAGGCATCAAGCTTTTCCGAGACAACTGGGACCGACTCTGGGGAGGCATTGAAGAGATCACCGATCGAGTATTTGAAACCATGAAAGGTATCGGCGACCGCATCACTTCCATTATCGATGGAATCAACGAAGTATTTGAGAGTCTGAAATTCCTGAGCTCTGAAGAATCGTCTGATAGTACCAATATTAGTTCCAACATGGACAAGGTCAAACGCTTCATAGGCCCTGCGATACGGGGGTTGCCCGTCATCGGATCCATAGCCGAAATGATGGGAAGGGCACGGGCGAGACCTATCATCGAGTACAAATTCCCCTCTTTCGGGACGGGCGGAGTGATTCCCGGCGCCATTGGTTCTCCTCAGATCATTCAGGCCCATGGGGGAGAACGTGTCGTCCCTATCGGTGGCCAGGCCGGAGGTAACACCTACGTCTTCAACTTCCCACACTATGTCGGAGATAAGCGCGACCTGGAGGAGTCCATGCTCGCAGCCCTGGTGCGGCTTGAGCGACGCGGCAGCATCTCGGCGGTGACCACATGAGCGCACCGACGTACACAGTTGCCTTATCCGGTGGCCTTGCTTCGCGCAGCGATCCAGCGACGCTGCCGGCTGGTCAGGGTAACGGTGTGTCGTGGACCAAGGAAGGCGATTACTTTGCCGTAGCCCACAACTCATCGCCATACGTCACGTGGTATTCCAGGAGCAGCAACACTCTCGTCAAGCAGTCGAACCCAGCGACCCTTCCAGCTGACGATGCCAACGATGTTGCATGGACACCTGATGGCGATTATCTAGCAGTTGCCCATGCGGGATCCCCATTCGTCACGGTCTATTTCAGGAGCGGAGGGACTCTGACCAAGATCGCGGATCCAGCCACGCTTCCGGCTGGAGAGGCCTTTGGAGTCGCATGGACGGCCAACGGAGTCTACTTGGCCGTGGCACACGCCTCCTCGCCGTACGTGACGGTGTACATGCGGGTCGGAAATACGCTGGTCAAGCTCAGCGATCCAGCAATCCTGCCGACCGGCCAGGGAAACGGAGTTGCGTGGGACGACGACGGGACATACCTGGCCATCGCCCATGCGACATCTCCCTATGTGACTGCGTACTCCATGAGCGGGGCGATTCTGACGAAGCTCGCAGATCCAGCCACGCTCCCAACCGGCGAGGGCAAGGATGTCGACTGGACACTGGATGGGTCTCATCTGGCCGTGGCGCACACGACCACGCCGTTTATCACCCTCTACTCCAGAAGCGGCAGCACACTGACGAAGTTGTCGAATCCGGCGACACTGCCGGGCGGCGACGCAACCGGCTGTTCGTTCACGCGTGAGGGTGAATCCTTCCTGGCTGTGACGCATGAGTTCACACCGTACATGACCTGGTACTCGCGGGTTGGGGACACGTTTAGCAAGCTCGGCAATCCAGCGACGCTGCCCTCCGACGGCGAGGTTACCGTCTCTTTGCAGCCTGGTCCCACACCAGGCAAAGACACATTTGCGGGGCCAAGCCATCCAGGACAACCAAACAACGTTAACCTTAATTGTGGATGGAACGTCCAGATGCAGGCACGGTCGTGGGTCGAGTTCGACATCGCGAGTCTGGGTATTCCTGCGAATGCCACCATCAAATCAGCGGTGATTGAGCTTGACTGTGTTTCCGGTCGCACGGGTACCTCTGTCGAGTGCTACAGGAACACCTCGGCTTGGACCGAGACAGGCCCGAATTATATGAATAACCACCCGGCCTTTGATCCCACGTTAATCGATGCCGTTAGTACAGTCAGCACGGGATGGAAGACATTCGATATCAAGACTATCGTGCAAGGATGGGTGGATGGAACATACACAAACTATGGGCTGAGATTCAGCAGATCCGTAGCCGGTTCGAACGGCGATGTGTTGTTTAACTCATCTGATCACGGCACGGCTAGCACTCGTCCCAAGCTGACGATTGTCTACGAAGAGTATCCCCTCGGAGTCTCTTGGATGTCCGACGGCCAGTTTCTCGCCGTGGCCCGCCAGTTCTCTCCATTCCTCGCCTGGTATTCCCATGACGGCTTCGGCGCTCTCGAGATCGGAGACGACGTCTTCGCGCTACTCCCCGGCGTAGACATACGCCGAGGCCGGGACCAGGAGCGGGTGCTGACCCCCATGGT